AAGGCGCAAATCAGTTCCTTCTGGTGGACCTTGACTCCTAACGTATAACTGCTCCAACACAACTTGATTAGCAGCACATTCAACCGGATGCATCTTACTTTCCGCCGTTGAACCACTTGTAGCATACATTGAGTTCAACATGGTCACTTTATCTGAAAACGGAACATCTACGCTATTGTACTGCGTCGCTAAAGCTACGTATCCTAAACCCGGTGCTGTAGCTAGCTCACTCGCTTCTTGTACATACTCAAAGATCAATCCTCGCATTCTATATGCCGTATAAGAATTGGCCACTCGCGCTACCCAAGGAAAAGTTGAAAACAACCCAGGATTGATGGATAATTGGAATGCTTGAAAGGATGAAGAACTAGAATAAATATCTCCAAGATATTCTCGATGGTGTATAATATTAGCGTTCTTGCTATTTTCCATCATAGGAACCGTGTTTCCATTAGCTCCTTTCGTCATAGCGGCCAACAAAGAATTAGACTGAACTTCATAATCCCCAAAACCACTCACACAAGCCTCTAAGATTGAAGGTCCATATTTTATAGCTCCATTCAACATGGAATCTACAGCAGAAGAATACCACGGTTCTGTAGCCAACTCTTTCTCGGTTTTCCAACCTTTAGGCTCTATCTGTTTCAACTCCTTAGCGATGTTTTTTGCCCGTCTCTTCTTAGGTTGTGGAACTTTCGCATTATTCCATTCTTTCCAAGAAGGTTTATTTGGGGAAGGCCTTCTATTCCTCCTCTTTTGTCGAGCTACAACTTTCTGTTTAGCTAATCTTTGTTTGACTAAGCCTGGCCCTTCTAAGGGTTTTTCTGGCTTAGTACTCGCTTTCTTCGGAGTTCGATTCTTCGCAACTTTAAAAGTTTGCTGATGCGTCTTACCTCGAGATAAGTGCGGATTTTGGCTATTATAGCGTTCTTGCTTAGCTTTATTTTGCTTAAAGATTGGATCCGCAACAGAATCTCCTCCACTAGCCTTTGCCTTATTCTTCTTTTTCTTCCCTTCTTCATTGTGGACATTTGTCATTTGACGTGTGCCAAGATTACCCACCGAATAGCTTAAAACTATCGGCCTCCTGGCAGGGACAATGAG